TGAAGCTGCTATTGCAGATGTTAAAACACAAGTAGCTGAAGTAAAGGCTGCTGTAGTTACTATGGATGAGGCTGCTAAGAAAAATCAAGCTGCCCTTGACCAAATGATTGCTGAGAAGGCTGCTAAGACTGTAAACAACAAAAATAAGTCTTTCGGTGACGCTTTCTCTGAGCAAATTGCTGAGGCATTTGATTCTAAGCAAGCTGAAATCAATGAGTTCCAGCGTAACAAAAATGCTAAGTTGACTATTGACCTCAAAGCTGTAGGTACAATGACAACTTCTGCTAACCTTTCAGGTGATGGTGTTGCTACTTACAACACTCGCCAAGGTTTAGTACCTGCTCAGAAAGTAAATTTTCGTGACCTTATCCCAACTGCTGTAAGTCCTACAGGATTGTATGTGACTTATCGTGAGACAGGAACTGAAGGTTCTATCGGTATCCAAACTGAAGGTAACCTAAAGTCTCAGATTGACTATGACCTTACAGAGGTTAAAGTTGTTTCTGACTACATTGCTGGTTTTGCTCGTTTCTCTAAGCAGATGATGTTCCAACTTCCTTTCTTGCAGAACACTTTGCAGCGTATGTTGCTCCGTGACTTCTACAAAAAAGAGAATAGCACTTTCTTCTCTGCTGTTAGCTCTGCTGCAACAGGTAGCACAACAACTGCTGCTTCTGTAGATGCTGAGCAATTAGTAGATTGGATTGCTAATCAATTGGATGCAAACTTCGAGGCTTCTTTTGCCTTAGTATCTTATGCTCAATGGGCTGACTTGTTAAAGACTAAGCCTACTGACTACTCTGTACCTGGTGGTGTTATCATTGATCCTAACGGAAACATCCGTATTGCAGGTGTACCTGTAATTGGTGCTTCTTGGGTTACAAACGATAAGGCTCTTATCGTGGATGCTTCTTACCTTGAAAGAGTTGAGACTGAAGGATTGCGTGTTGAGTTCTCTTACGAGGACAGCGACAACTTCCAGCGTAACTTGGTAACTGCTCGTGTTGAGTGTTTTGAAGACATCAACATTATGAGAACAGATGCCTTGATTTACGGTACATTCTAAGCTGTGGTTGATGTGGTGATAGGGGGCTGGTTTCGGCCAGCTCCTTTTTTAAATAAATCTTATGTTGTATAACTTACTGATAGATTGGGAGGACCAGACTGAGGAATCAGGGATAACTGAGCCTTTGACTGTTCAAGAGGTAAAGAATTATCTTAGATTAGAGGGTTTTATTGACAATTCTGAATCAATATCCTCTGACTTTGATGATGATGATGTAATCATTGAAACTCTAATCAGATCAGCAAGAGAAAGAATGGAGGAGTACACAGGTCTGAGTTTTATCCCCAAGACTTGGGAGATAGAACTGACAAATCTTTGTGGAAACTTTGATATCCCTTTTGGTCCTGTTAATAGTATTATTTACTTAAAGGATGATGAGGGTGATTCAATCAGCACAGATGACTTTGACCTATCTTTTAACAATAGAATCTTAAAGACTCCTACTTATGAGAATATGCTCTTAAAGTATGAGGCTGGATATACAATCCTACCTAAAGGTCTAAAAGATGCTATGTATAAAGAGGTGGCTTATCGTTATATTAACAGAGGTGATGAAAATGTAGATGGATTAAGTAAAGAGGCAATGGTTTTGGCTGCTAAGTACAAAACTGCAAATTGGGTAGGATGATAGGAACTAGCAAACCCATAAAGTTGTTAAAGTACACCACTACAATAGATGCTAATGGTGATGCAACTGAAACTGTGGCCACTACCTACAAAATGTGGGCTGAGGTGACAGATGATGGTGGTGGTAGATCACAAGCTGATGGCAAGACTAACTTAGGAGATAGCAAGGTTTTTAAGATTAACTTTAGAAACTATAATATCACTCCTGAGTACAAGATTGAATACTTTGGGCAGACTTATGCTATAAGCAATGCCAAAAGAGTAGATGAGCAAAGGTTTAATTGGGAAATATCCGCATTTTCAATATTTGAGCTTGATTAAAGCAAATGTCATAGGATTGGAGCAACTGCAAGCCAAAATACAAAAGGCTACTAAAGAGACACAAACTTTAGTGGATGCTGAGTTAGAGGCTGCTGCTATGAACTTTGTAGGATTGGCTAAAAAAGATTTGGCAAGTCAGGGAGGTGATAGAGGAACTTTATTGAGGTCTATTACTTACAACAAAAAAGCTGACTTACAATATACGGTTAGTGCCAATGTCTTTTATGCTCCATTTATTGAATTTGGAACAAAGAGTAAGTTTAACCCCTATCCTGGGACTGAGGAGTTTGCAAGTCAGTACAAAGGTGTTAAAGGGAGTGGAACTTTAAGATTGATAGATGCAATAAGAGGCTGGGTTAAGAGAAAGCGAATAGCTACCGGCAAAGAGGTTGATAGAGTGGCTTTCTTAATTGCAAGAAGTATTTACAAGAATGGAATAAGTCCTAAGCCATTCTTTTTTAAACAAATCACACCCGTTAGAAATAACTTGGTGCAAAATGTAACAAGGGTATTAGATGGCATATAAAAATGCACTATATCAAATTAAGACCGAGTGGTATCAGACCTTAAATGGTCAACTGTCGGTTAGTGTTTATAAGGATGCTGTACCCATTACAGAAACAGGCAACTTTGTCTTATTAAGAGCTGAAGGTTCTACAGACAGAGAATTAAATAATTCGGCTTTCTTTAGGTCTGCTATACTTGTGGTAGAGATATTTACCCAATTCCCTACAATCGCAAATAGTAAGACTGCTTATGATATAGCCCAAGAGATAGATGACTTAGTAATGCTTAGTCCTAACTCTTATGGGATAACCTTAACAGACTTTCAAATCACTCAGCTAACTGTGCAATCAGAGACAGAGCTTTATGAGGATGATGGGGCTGTAAAGGTGTTTAGGGTAGTTAAGAGATACGAACACATTATAAATCAAAATTAAATACAAACAAAATGGCAGATGCTACAACAATCTCAGGGAGTGTGATGTTCATTGAATATTCAGATTCTCCGAGTAGTGCAAAAAAGTCGGCTGTTTGCCAAAGTGAGGGATCATTTGATGGCAGCCGCAATGTGGTTAGTGATGAGACTAACTGTGGAACTTTAAAAGTATTAGGACCTCAAAACAACCGCTTTACACTTAATGCAGTTGTTGACACAATTCCTGATGCAACTGAGGCTTCCTACAATGATTTCCAAACTTTGTATGCCAACAACACTAAGAAGTATTGGCACTTGACTGATTCAGCAGAGACTATCTATCACGGTGGTTATGGCTGGATTAGTGCATTAGGTCAGCAGAACACAAGCGGTCAGACTGCTAAGTTCACTATGACTATTGAGATTGAGGGAGACATTGATACTGAACCTGCAAGCTAATCACTATGAAAACAATCACACACAGCATAGGCGGTCAAGACAGAATATTGGATGTAGGAAAGATGTGGTTTTCCAAGTTTTATGGGGAGGCCACTTCTTCCGATCCATTACTAATGTCTGAGCTGCTTAGTAAACCAAACAAGCAATTTGATTTTATTTGCGGTCTTGTCTATGGTGGTATAAACTGCCATAACAAAGTAACCAAAAACCCTGAGTTTGTGACTATAGAACAAGTGCAAGAATGGGTAGGTGGTATGGATGAGAATGAGGCAGCAGATTTAATTAATAAGTTTGTAGAAGTTAACAAACCCAAAGAGCAGGGGGAAAAGTAAGCCCAGGCAAAAGCCTGACCTGGGATGAGATGAGGTCGGAAGCATTTGGTCAAATTGGCCTACTTCCGCATCAGTTTTATGACTTAGAAGTTGATGAGTATATACTCTTAAGGAAAGGTTATATTGAGAAGGTAAAGACTGACTCAATACTGTTAAGGTTTCAGACTGCACTCATTTGTGAGGCATTTATAGGTAAGGGCAATGGGGCTAGGTTTGTGATGGATAGTTGGCAACTTGATGAAAAGTCAGAACTTAACCAAGAGCAGATTAGGACTTTGTTAAAAGCTAAGAGGGAAAAGGAAGCACTAAAAAGAATAAAGAATGGCTGAAGGCTTACAGATACAAATAGGGGCGAATGTCAGTAGTGCGGTTCAAGGGCTTAACCAAGTACAGGCAGAACTTAATCAGACTGAGAAAGACTTAGTAGGGTTAGGTAATTCAGTTGAGAAGGCAGCCGCAAAGATTAGGACATTACCAACTGCAACCGGACAAGCTACTTCAACACTTACCAACTTTAGCCGAGTAGTACAAGATGCCCCATTTGGGCTTATTGGTATTGCCAACAACATTGATCCTTTAGTAAGTTCATTCAATCAGTTAAAAGCAACTACAGGCTCCACAGGTGGGGCTTTTAAGGCTTTAATTGGTCAGTTAGCCGGTCCTGCTGGTATAGCTTTAGCCATCTCTACAACAACATCACTCCTAATTGCATTTGGGGATAGATTGTTTAGTTCGGGAAGTGCGGCTAAGGAATTAGCAGAACAAAGCAAGAAGGTAGCTGAGGCACAGCAAGCTATTGTAGAAAACATAGGACAAGAAAGAGCAGAGGTAGATAAGTTGATTATTCTCTTAAAATCAGAGAATACAACAAGGGGACAAAAGGAGACAATCCTTAACAAATTAAAACAAATCAATCCTCAATACTTTGGGGACTTAAAAAATGAGGCTGGATTAGTTGATAATCTAACAGCAGCATATAGAAAATACACAGCAAGCCTTGTGGCAAGGTCTGAGGTTGCTTCTCTTACTAAGGAGTTAGAGGCTATAAGTACAGAGATTCTTAAGTTAGAAAAAGCTGGTGCAACTACAGAGGTTATTGACTTAGGCTTGCAAAGAGGCTTAGATGGTCGTTTACAAACCACTAAACTCTTAACTAAAGAGCAATTAGCTCAGGTTACTTTAAATACCCAATTATCAGCACAATTAAGAGAAAGGGATAGAGTATTAAATGCCATAGCTGGTAAAGAGCAGGCATTAGTAGATGATATTAAGATACAAGTAAAAGAGGCAAAAGTAGAGCCACAAAAAGTCAAATTATCATTACCAACCATAACAACAATAGGTGACAATGAAATTGAGATACCGCCCATTGAGCAAGAGGTTGTAGTTCCTTTAAAGAATGTGCAGTTTGACTTTTATGATATAGATAAGAGCAAACAATTAGCACAAATAAAAGCACAGTTTGAGGCTTTAGGGTTACAGATACCACCAATCAACTTACAGGCAATTATCCAAAACCCTGATATTCTTAATCAGTTAAATGAGCAATTAGATGCAGCTTTTCAAAAGTTCAATCAAGTGTCATCACTTGTTGGAGGTACTTTTGCACCTGCCTTTGATAGTTTATTTAGTTCAATAGAAAAGGGTGGGGATGCAATTGGTGGTTTCTTTGATGGACTTGCACAAGGCATACAACAATTAGTACAAGCCTTAATACAAACAGCCGCAATAGCAGGATTAGTGTCCTTAATTACAGGAACACCTTTTGCATCAAGTTTTAAATTATTGTCAGGCATTACTTTGCCTGGAAGGGCTTTAGGAGGTCCGGTAAGTGGGGGAACACCTTACTTAGTCGGTGAAAGAGGTCCTGAGTTGTTCGTTCCTCAGGTTAGTGGTGGAATTGTACCTAATAACTCAGTAGGATCATTTATGAGTGGCAGAATGGGTGATAGTGGCAGAGGTACAACACTCAGAGGTCAAGACATAATTTTAGCTTACGCAAGAACACAAAGAAGTCAATTAAGAGTTAATGGCTAATTACTACAAAGGAAGTTTTGTCAA